CGTTCGCAGACTCAGTACAAGCAAGAGTACCTTGGCACCCTGTTCACCGCAGACACGATCTACGGTGTGAAGGCCCTGCGTACCAATGCTACTGGTACTGCTGCTGACGCCTCCGCTGCTTTCGCCCTGGCTGTTCCGGCCTAATTGCAGTTGCCCCTCCCCCTCCGGGGGGAGGGTCTTTTTTATAGGAGATCAAAATGGCTGCTGCATCCGCTGTCGTTTCCCGTCGGGGTAACGATCAATTTCGGGGTATTTACTCTGACACTTGGGCTGTCACTTGTACGCTGGACTCAGCGTCGGTGGCTGACCAAGCCGCTGCTACTGATACTGTGACTGTCCCTGGCGTTGCCTTGGGTGACATGGTAATCGGCATGTCTGCTGGCGTCGATGAGGCTGGTTTGGTTCGTCGGGCCTATGTCTCGGCGGCCAACACGGTGACCATTGCTACGACCAACACTACTGGGGGCGCGGTCAACTTGGCGTCTACCACGGTTAAATTGGTTGTCGCTCGCATGGTGTAAAAACGGGGGGCCACAAGCCCCCCTGTTTTCTTTGGAGATTTCAAATGGCTACCTATCGTTGTTTGGCAAGTGGTAATACGGTGACGTTCACTCAGCCTCATGACATCGAGTCCATGAAGGGCCACACTGGCTACGTTCTGGTCGATGAGACTGGCCAAGAAGCACCGACTCAAGAAGAACACCGCGCTTTGCCCATGACCGCGCCAGTCAAGCGCGTTGGGCGCCCGCGCCGCGCTGCGCTCGCTACTTAACGGAGATAAATCATGTACGGAAAAGCACCAAAAATGTCTAGCTCTAAAAAGCCTTCTAAGAAGATGGCTATGCCTGTGGCAATCATGGTTGCGGTTGGCAAACCTAAGCCGTTGCCCAAGCGCGGCCAGCGTGCGATGACCAACAAGATGACTCGGGGCAAGAAATGAAGACCAAGGCCGAGAAGAAGGTCAGCAAGGTCATGCGCGAGTACAAAGCTGGCGGCCTGCACTCCGGCAAGGGCGGCCCGGTCGTCAAAAGCCGCAAGCAGGCCATCGCCATCGCCCTGTCGCAAGCCGGTAAGGCGAAGAAGAAATGAAGCCTGGTCTGTACGCCAACATCAACGCCAAACGTGCCCGCATCAAGGCTGGGTCTGGTGAAAAGATGCGAAAGCCCGGCACCAAAGGCGCGCCGACGCCTGCGGCGTTCAAGCAATCAGCAAAGACGGCGAAAAAGGCAAAGTGATGAGCAAGACAGCCACGCACTACCTACCTAACGGCAAAGTCTACAAAGGCCCGGTCCATAAGGAGGGCGGCGTCTTGATGACGGGCGCAAAGCACACGGCCCAGAGCCGCACCCTCACGCATACGCCGCCCAAGAGAGTCAAAAAATGAAAAGCCCCGCTTGGACTCGCAAAGAGGGTAAAAATCCTGCTGGCGGCCTTAACGCCAAAGGCCGTTCTTCGTATAATGCGTCTACTGGCGGCAACTTAAAGGCGCCGGTCAAATCAGGCGACAACCCTCGAAGGGCCTCCTTCCTAGCGCGTATGGGCAATATGCCTGGGCCTGAGTACAAGAATGGCGAACCGACTCGTCTCCTTCTGTCCTTGAAAGCCTGGGGCGCATCGTCCAAAGCGGATGCAAGAGCGAAAGCTAAGGCTATCTCAGCGAGGAACAAGAAGTGAGGCCTGTCTCAGTTGGCTTTGAACCCACAGCAGCGGTACTGACCACAGTCTATACCGTTCCTACGGGGTACTACGCCAAAATGAACCTGATGTACATCCACAACGCTGGTAGTGGCTCGAAATACATCACGGTTCAGTGGATCGACAGCAGCGCCTCTGCTACCCATGAAATCCTAAATCAATACACGATGAACGCCAAAGAGTACCTTCAATTCAACGGAGGAGCTTACATTGTTCTTGAAGAAGGCGATCAGATCAAAATAGAGACTGAATCAGGAAGCGTTTTTACGTTCATTGCAACCTTTGAAGAAACAGGATTGACACGGCAATGACCTACTTAGAACTCATCAACGACGTGCTGATCCGACTGCGTGAGACGACCGTAGCGACCAGCAACCAGACAACCTACTCGACGCTAATCGGCAAGTTCGTTAACGACGCCAAACGGCAGGTTGAGGACGCCTATGGCTGGAACGTGCTGGGCCAGACTGTGACAATCCCTACGGTGGCGGGCACCTACGTCTACTCTATGACGGGCGCCGGACAAAAGTTCCAGGTCATGGACGCGATCAACATCACCTCTAATGTCGGTCTGCGGAACATCAGTTTTGTGGAGATGAACCGCTTTCAGAATTTTGTACCCGCCATTAGCGGTATCCCCGAGTATTACAGCTTTGATGGTGTGGACGGCAACGGCGATACCAAAGTCGTGCTCTACGCACGGCCCGATAACGTGTACTCGCTCGCTTTTTCTCTGACCGTGCCCCAAGCCACGCTAACTTCTGATAGCACGTCGGTGCTTGTGCCTGATGTGTTGGTGGCGCAAAATGCCTATGCGCGGGCGCTGGTTGAGCGCGGCGAGGACGGCGGGTTGGCCTCATCTGAGGCATATCAGTTGTATCGGTCGATGCTGTCCGACTATATTGCGCTTGAAGGCACTCGGTATCCAGAGAACCAGGAATTCGTTGCGATATGAGCCAAGTTCTTCAGACTGCCAGCATTTCAGCGCCGGGTTTCTTCGGTCTGAATACGCAAGACTCGCCGCTTGATCTAGCGGCTGGCTTTGCTCTGGTGGCGACGAACTGCGTGATCGACCAGTATGGCCGCATCGGTGCGCGTAAGGGCTGGTCGCGTGTCAACGCCTCATCTGGCAACCTCGGCAGCAACGATGTCGGCGTCATCCATGAGTTGGTGCAGTCTGACGGCACGCTGACAATTCTGTTTGCAGGCAACAACAAGCTGTTCAAGCTGGACGGCTCGAATGCCGTAGTGGAGTTGACCTACGGGGGAGGGGGTAGCGCCCCGACGATCTCGGCCAACAACTGGTCGTGCGCCTCGCTCAACGGCATTACCTACTTCTTCCAGACCGGGCACGACCCTCTGATCTATGACCCTGCGGTCAGCACCACGACGTATCGCCGCGTCAGTGAGAAGACCGGCTATGTGGCTACGGTGCCGAGCGCCAACATCGCGCTGTCGGCCTTTGGCCGGCTTTGGACGGCCAGCACCTCGACGGTCAAGAACACGGTTTACTTCTCTGATCTACTGGCCGGTCATGTCTGGTCTACCGGCACGGCCGGGTCGCTCAATGTAGACCGCGTTTGGCCCAACGGCCCAGACGAAATCCAAGGGCTGGCCGCTCACAATGGTTTCTTGATCATCTTTGGCAAACGCCAGATTCTTGTTTATCAGGACGCCACTACACCATCGACAATGCAATTGAGTGACACGGTGGGTGGCATTGGCTGTCTGGCGCGTGATTCAATTCAGACCACGGGCAAGGATGTGCTGTTCCTGTCAAACTCTGGCGTCAGGTCGTTTGCTAGGACAATTGTCGAGAAGTCGGCTCCTCTGGGCGATCTGTCTAAGAACGTGCGGAACGATTTGATGGACATCGTGGGCAGCGAAACGCTGGCCAACATCAAGTCGGCCTATTCCGAGAAAGAAGCCTTCTACCTGCTAACGCTCCCTACTGTCAAAGAAGTCTATTGCTTCGACACTCGCGGTCAATTGCAGGACGGCTCCTTCCGCATCACCAAGTGGGACTCTATCGAGCCGACGGCATTGCTGTCGCGGCGCAACGGCGACTTGCTTATTGGCAAGACAGGCTACATTGGCAAGTACAACACATACCAAGACCACACGACGGCGTATCGGTTCATGTACTACACGAACCATGCCGACCTGGGCAATGCCAACGTCACATCTATCCTCAAGCGCTTGAAGGTAGTCGTTATCGGCGGCACGAACCAGTACGTCACGATGAAGTGGGGCTTTGACTTCAGCACCAACTACCAGTCAGGCAATGCGCTGATCCCAACGCAAGGCGTATCAGAGTACGGCGTAGCTGAATACGGTGCCAATGGTTCGCCCGTGGCCTATTATTCCGACGGCGTGGCGTTGCAAACCCTTTCTGTTTCGGCCAGCGGCAGCGGTAAAATCGTCCAAACTGGATATGAGTCCAACATCAGTGGCGCGGCGCTGTCGATACAACGCATTGAAATCCAATCGAAAGATGGGAAGATGACATGAGTAACTACGTTCAGAGCACCAACTTCGCCACCAAAGATGCACTGCCCCCCGGCGATCCGCTCAAGATCGTCAAGGGCACCGAGATCAACACTGAGTTCGCCAATATTGCGATTGCGGTGGCAACTAAATTGGACGCCACTTCGTCGGTGATTTCAGGCGCTACAATTAACGACTCCACAATCGGGGCTACTACAGCCTCATCTGGCGCGTTTACTACGCTGTCTGCGTCGGGCGCTACGACTCTATCGGGCGCGACGACTATCGACAATGCTGTACGCCCCGTAATCGACAACATCAAGCTCGGGTATGCGACGACCGCGACGGCGGCGGGCACTACCACACTGACGGTTTCAAGCCCTCACCAACAGTTTTTTACTGGCACAACGACGCAGACTGTCGTCTTGCCTGTGACGAGTACTTTGGTGCTTGGCCTTGGCTATACGATCACAAATAACTCAACTGGCGTGCTGACTGTGCAGTCCAGTGGGTTAAACACCATTGTCAGCATCCCCTCGAAAGCCACAGTTAAGTTCGTGTGTATCCTTACTAGCGGAACAACCGCTGCTAGTTGGTCCTATGCGTTTGAGGGGTCGTCTAACATCCCCTACACAACTCTATCGAGCATCTCAGCATCGGTATCAGGTAACGCTCTTACTGTTACGTTAAACCCCTGTACGCTGGACTTTAGGTCTTCCACGCTGACATCAGGCGATGTTGTGACTCGGGCAGTCCCTACGGCCATTTCAATGACGGTATCGAGCGGATCGACGCTCGGCACTGTAAGTGGCGTCGAGTCTAGGATAGCTGTCGTTGCGATAGACAACGCCGGCACTGTTGAGTTGGCAGTAGTGAACTCTTTAGGCTACGGCCCCTTTGATGAAAGACTTTTAATCAACACCACCGCTGAAGGCGGCGTTGGCGCAGCAGACAGCGCAACGGTTTTTTACTCAACATCTGCTCGCACATCGGTTGCGTTTAGGGTTGTTGGTTATATCTACTCGACGCAGGCCACCGCCGGAGCTTGGGCCTCTGCCCCATCGAATGTCAATAACGATGGCGCAAATAAAGTGCAGGCGCTAACGTCTGGCACCGCACAAGCGACAACTTCAGGCACTAGCGCGGATTTTACCGGCATCCCTTCTTGGGTTAAACGCATCACAGTGATGCTCAGAGGCGTTAGTGTTAGTGGTATATCAAGCCTACAAATTCAAATTGGATCGGGAAGTTTTACTACCTCTGGGTATTTGTCGGCTGGCGCAAATGTTGGTAATGGTGGATCAACAGACGTTTCTAATAGCACATCAGGATTTGTTTTGTCTAGCCAAAATCTTTCTACGACTGTAATGCACGGCAACGTTGTAATTTGCAACCAGTCTGGGAATGTATGGACGTCAAGTGGTGTTTTGGGCAGAAGTGATGCAGCCGCAATTCTTTGGTCTGCTGGTAGTTTGTCTTTATCAGGGGTCCTAGACCGACTGCGCCTAACTACAGTCAATGGCACTGACACCTTTGACGCCGGTTCCGTCAACATCCTATACGAGTGATGATTACCCACCACTTCAGCGACGGTCTGTACGCCAAGGAGATGCGAGTCCCTGCTGGCGTAGCCATCCTGAAGCACACGCACGACTTCAGCCACCTGTCGATTTTGGCCAAGGGTAAGGTGGCGGTGCTGATGGGCGAAGAGATCGAGATCATCAGCGCCCCGGCGTGTTTAGAGATTAAGGCTGGCCTGACGCACGGCGTCAAGGCCATAGACGATTGTGTTTGGTTTTGTATCCACGCCACTGACGAGAAAGACCCGTCAAAGGTGGACGACGTTTTGATTGGGGGTTGATATGCCTATAGGTTCAATTATTGGCGGCGGCTTATCGTTACTTGGTGGTTTGATGGGTGGCGATTCAGCAGCAGACGCCGCAGCAGCGCAATCGGCCGCACAACTTGAGGCATCGCGTATTGCTGCTGAAGAGTCGCGGTTTCGGCCTATCGGTATCACGACGCGCTTCGGTGGGTCGCAGTTTACCACGGGGCCCGACGGCCGCGTAAGCGGCGCGAGCTACACGCTGACGCCCGAGCTGCGGGCGATGCAAGACCGCTTCCTGGCCTTGACCGGCCAGG